CACGATGCTCGTTGGGTCTTCCCGACCGACTACGAGTGGGCGGACATGGTTGATGATCAGGACAAGCTGCGCATGCTCATCGACCCGACCAGCCCGTATGCCATGAACGGTGCATACGCTCTGGGCCGTGCGATGGACGACCTGATTATCACCGCTGCCTTGGGTGACTCCAAGACTGGCGAAAACGGCACCACGACTACCGCGTTTGCCACGGCAACGCAGCAGATCGCTGCCGGCGGCGCGGGCATGACCATCGCCAAGCTGCGTCAGGCGAAGAAAATCTTCATGCGTAACGAGATCGACTCGGACATGGACCCGCTGTACATCGCCATGACCGCCGAGCAGATCGAAGACCTGCTTGCCACGACCGAGGTCACCTCCAGTGACTACAACACCGTGAAGGCGTTGGTCCAGGGCGACATTGACACCTTCATGGGGTTCAAGTTCGTCCAGATCGAGCGCCTGGGTGTCGATGGCTCCAGCGCACGTCGTGTCATCGCATGGGCGAAGTCGGGCCTGCACGTCGGCATGTGGAACGACATCAACACCCGCATCGGCGAACGTGCCGACAAGTCGTACTCGACTCAGATTTATGTGAAGGGTACCTTCGGGGCCACTCGCACTGAGGAAAAGAAGGTCGTCGAAATCCTCTGTACTGAGTAAGGGAGAACTGACATGGCAACTACCTACGCAACAGAAGTATCCGGCATCAGCACCGTCCCGACCACCAAGAACAATGGTGGTCTTCAGGGTGGTCGGGTGCGGTGTTTCCGGGCCACGATTCCGTATGACGGTCAGGCCTCGGGTGACGACATTGTGCTGGCTGAAGTCCCGGCTGGCTATGTGTTCTCACATGGTGTCATCACGGCTTCGGCGACGGCTGGTGCTACGGCAACCATCGCCATCGGTGTCTCGGGTGCCACGGGCAAGTACCGCACGGCTGCTGTCTTCACGTCCGCCAACACCCCGACCCTGTTCGGGAATGCTGCGGCGATGGATGACAGCGCCCTGACGGCCAAGGAAACGGTGCTGGCGACCATCGCCGCCGCCGGCTTGCCGAACAGTGCGGACTACGCCATCGTGCATCTGTTCTACATCGCGCCGTAAAACAAGGGGGCTTCGGCCCCCTTGTTTATTGAGGACAAGAAATGGCTACACGTACTCCCGAGATCATTCAGCCGGGCAAGGAGGGTATGGAACATGCCGTTCTTGTCACATGGACTGGTCTGCTGAACACTGACACCGGGTCTCCTGTGTCTTTGACCGATTTCCCTGACCGAACGATCCAACTGACGGGTACGTTCGGTACTGGTGGCGAAGTGACGTTCCAGGGTAGCAACGACGGAACCAACTGGAACACGCTCACCGACCCCCAAGGTAACGCCCTCACCAAGACCGCAGCGTCTCTTGAAGTTGTGACCGAGACGCCTCGCTACGTGCGCCCGAGTGTGACCGGCGGCGACGGTAGCACGAGTCTCACCTTGACCATGTTTGCAAGGACTCCGCGATGAACCTGTACGGACTCAAGAGGCTGTTCTTCGGGCAGCCTGACCACAACGATCCCCCGGTTGAGGTTGCTGATCTACCTGCCGAACCGACCCAGGAGGACTTGATCCTCGCCAACATCGAGTTGGGTCGCAGGATTGATGCGATTCGCGCACAGCGTAAGGCGATCCATGCGCGTCTTGCCGAAATGAAAGGGACTGCGTAATGGCCTCAATCATATTCAACTCGTTTCTGGACGACGTGTTCAAGGGCAACATTGACTGCGATACGGATACGTTCTACGCGCTGCTCACGTCATCTTCATACACCGAGGACAAGGATACTCACGACCGGCGTGATGACGTCACGAATGAACTGGCAGCCTCCGGTAACTATGTGACAGGCGGATTCGTGGCAACGGTCACTGTGACCAAGGACACCGTGAATGACCGGATCGATGTCAGTCTCGGGGGCTACACCGTGGCGAGTGCGACCTTCACGGCGCGCAAGGCGGTGTACTACAAGCGTCGTGGCGGGGCGTCCTCGGCGGATGAGCTTGTCGCGGTCAACGACTTCGGTTCAGACGTGACGGCGACAGCGGGCACCTTCACGCTGAGCGCATCGACTGTTCGGATTCAGAACTGATGAGCGAGCATAGAAACCGCCTCAAGACGACGATCAGTGCCGTCGCATCGGCTGGCCTGGGCGACTTCACCATCAGCACGACGTCGAGCGGGTATCGGACGTTTGTCAGTGGCGACAACGCGCTCACGTTTGACTGCCTGATTACGGAGGGCACGACATGGGAAGTGCGCACCGGATGCACCTACACGCACAGCGGCACGACGCTTTCACGCGGCACGCTTGAGGACAGCAGCACGGGCAGTGCGATCACCTTCACGGCGGCGGCGATTGTCAGCCAGATTCCGACGGCGGCATGGGGCAACAACGTCGAATCAATCCGAAAAGATTTCATCACCGGATTGCAAATGACATGGGGCAGCGCCACGTCAATAACCGTCGGAACGGGGGCTGCCTATATCCAGTCGTCCGACAGCATCCTGCGAGTGAGTTCTGCCATTACCGCGTCCGGACTGAGCCTGACCGCATCGACGTGGTATCACGTCTATCTATACAATAACTCCGGAACGCCGGCAATTGAAGTAGTCACTACAGCCCCCGCGACTGCATTCTTCGGCACGGCTCGTGCAAAAACCAGCGACACGACGCGAAGATATATTGGAAGCGTTCGGGCGACGGAAACAGACACGATGGCGAGCTTCGAGCACTACCCAGAGCAGGGGTTGATCTCGTATAAAGATGCGGTTAACACGGCATTGTATCGCGTACTGTCTTCTGGTACGGCGACGGCATCAACGTCAGTGAGCGTCGCGAGTTTAGTAGCATCGACATCTAAACTCGCATTATTGAAATTGTCTAACACGGATACAGCAACTTCGTTTGCTGTTGCGGATGGAGGAACGACTGCGACTGTTACTGGACCAACCGGATATTTATCAGTCGCACCCTCTGTGCGAACAGTGGGTCCTATCCCGCTGAATGCGTCTCAGTTGATAAATTACATTTATCAGACCACTCCAGTCGCAGGATCTGCGTTTGTAGATGTGCTCGGCTATTGGTATGAGAGATGAATATACTAGTTAAAAAAGGTACAGCTTCTTGGAGGCAGTCTGTTGATACCCCTAATGATGACGAGGTTGTTTATCACGGAGCCACATCAGACTCGCTTGTGTGGGGGGCGGATATTCAAAATTTACGCGAGCCGACTGCGCAGGAGTCGTCTGCCATCGCACGCGCTGCAATGCCATCACTCACGCCTGCGCAGCTTGACCTCGCTCTGCTGCAATTTGGTCTGCTGGATGCCGTGGAATCGTTTGTCGCTGCTGCTGATCGCCCGACGCAAATCGCGTATAAGCGGGTGCAGACATTCGAGCGTAGTAACCCGCTGCTGAACACCGCCGCCGGCCTGCTAGGCATGACGGATGAGCAGATCGACGCCGTGTGGATGTATGGCGCAGCACTGCGGCCGGGTGAGTAATGGCATGGGCTGACACCACATGGTCGGAGCTACCGTGGGCAAGTGAAGCCGAGGCGGGTGGTGTCAATGGCACCGCAGCGGGCAACACGATCACCGCGAACGCCAGCGTCATTGCTGGCGGGGCGAGTGCTGGTGTTGCAGGTACAGCACCCGGAGCAACGTTCACCGCAACAGCGTCGATGATCTCGGGTGGGGCATCCGGGGTTCGGAACGAGACGGCTCTTGGTGCGCTCATCACAGCTACCGTGTCATTCTTCGCGGGGGGTGCTGAAGCGTTCATCCCCGGCACCGGGGGCGCATGGATTCCCACGATCTTCAGACGACGCAGACGATAGAGTCTATAATCCGTAGCACACGACCAAGGGTACAGCATGGCCTCCGTCATCGACATCTGCAACAAGGCTCTCGACAAGCTCGGACAAAACCCGATCATCAGCCTGGCTGACGGCAACAAGGCCGCGAATCTGTGTGCTCGGAACTGGCCGCTGGTGCGCGATCAAGTGCTGCGCGAGCACCCGTGGAACTTCGCCATGAAGCGTGCGATTCTGGCACCGAGCACCGACACGCCGGCATGGGGTTTCGAGAACCAATTCCCGCTGCCGGCCGACTGGCTTCGACTGTCCGAGATTCGTGACCTCTCGACCGGTGAGTACCAAGTCGAAAGCAACACGATTCTCGCCAACTCTGACGCGCTATACGTTCGCTACATTTTCCGTCAGGAAGACCCGAACAAGTACGATGCTCTGTTCGTTGATGCGGTGGCCTCGTGTCTGGCTGTCGAACTCGCAGAACCCCTGACTCAGAGCACCCAGAAGAAGCAACTGGCGATGCAGATGTACGCGGAGTCCTTGGTGGCTGCCAAGCGCATCGATGGTCAGGAGAACCCACCGGTCGAGTACGAGGAAGACGACTGGATCAAGGTGAGGTACTGACGTGGCAAAGTCGAGTCCGATCCTCAACGCCTTCAATGCCGGGGAATTGTCGCCGGAGTTCAAAGGACGCATTGATCTTGAGAAGTTCCGCAAGGGGTGCGAGCATCTGGAGAACTTCCTGCCTCGCATTCATGGTCCTGCTCGCAAGCGTCCCGGCAGCCGGTTCGTCAATGAGACCAAGACATCGACGAGTCGTGCTCGTCTGATTCCATTCGAGTTCAGCACCACTCAAGCCTATGTGCTGGAGTTCGGTGACGAGTACATCCGCTTCTACGCCAACGGTGGCGTGGTCCTCAGCGGTGGCTCACCCTACGAGATCGTCAGCCCCTACGATCACACGGACCTCGACCAGCTTGACTACGCACAGTCGGCCGACGTGATCTACATCACGCACCCTGACTACCCGCCCTACAAGCTGGCGCGGATCGCAGCGACGAACTGGACAATGACCGAGGTCGATTTCGACTGGCCTCCATTCAATGACGAGAACGACGGGACCATCACGATCACGGCATCCGCAGTCACCGGGGCGATCACGCTCACGGCATCCGCGTCACTGTTCGTCGCGGC